ATTAAAACTGTATCGGAAATAGTTCTTACGGTTATGCATGAATTGATTCATCGTAAACAGTTCAAGCATCGTGGTTCACTAAACGACAAACATTATATTTTTGCTCGTACTGGTGATAAGACAGTCGATGAAGAGTATGAATACTACAGTGATACAGATGAAGTTCCAGCGTTTGCGCATTGTGCATATACTGAAATGAAAATGAAATACCCAGACCAAACTATTGGTCAAATTATGAGGTTACGTGATAAACACAAGTCCAGTGTTTTGAATGTATACAAAGCAATGTATAAATCGAATAGTGATACCATGGTTGAATTTTATAAAGCAATATTTCGTTGGGAAAGATTATATAATGACTATAATTCAAGAGTTAAAACTACGTGCTGATGCCAATGGCATTCCGTGTTTTACGAATGAAGAGTGGAAAGAATTTAGAAGTAATTATGATAAGCAAGATTTAAAAGACGCACTTGCTGAATACATTCATACCTACAAAGTAAAATTCCCCTTTAAAGATTTAACAGAGCAGGAAGTCAAAGAACGATTCTTAAAGTTCTATGAGTCATCACACATAGATTGGTTAGTGAAAGTCTCTCCCGATTCCGTCAGCGAGAAGTTCAAATACAAGTACACATACAAAGATAAACCACTCGGAGTGATTGATAAGTCACACTACTACAACATGTGTGCGAATTACTTCCAACAAGAGAATCGTCTTGCGTGTGGATCTAATATGGCACCTGCACCACTAGACATTTGGAATGATCTAGAAACTCTAAAGAAAATGAATTGGCACTTCTGGAGAGATGGTGTGTTGGAAGATTCTGGTATTCAACCAGAAACCTATCGCTCTGCATTCCGTCTTGGTTCATATACTGCCACTCAATTCAAACCATCAGTTGCAAAATTCTTGTATGAGTATCATGGTGCTGAGAACATTCTCGACACTTCATGTGGTTGGGGTGATCGACTCTGTGGATTCTATGCAACACCAAATACTAAACTCTACGTTGGTTGTGATCCAAATCCATTAGTATGGGAAGTCTATAAGAAACAATGTGAACTGTATGAGAAGTGGTTGGGGAATACTCCGAAGTTTACCATCACTGAAGATTACTTCGAGTGTGTTGGTAGTAAGACTGTTAAGATCTGGAGAAAACCTGCAGAGGATGTAGATTGGTCATTGTATGAAGATACGTTTGATCTCTACTTCACTTCTCCTCCGTACTTCGAAACCGAAAAGTATGCCACTGGTTCAGATGCGGAGGATGATCAGTCATGGAGTCGATACCCAGACTTTATCTCTTGGAGAGACAAGTTCTTCTTTCATGTTACAGAACAGATTTGGAAGACCATCAAGAAAGATGGTTATATGATGATCAATATTATCGAACCTGCATCTAAAGGTAAACGAAATGCTCTGTGCGACTCTATGGTAGAGTTCTGCGAAACCTTGCCTGAATGCCATTATGTAGGTAAACTAGGGATGAGGATGTCTGGTCGTCCACACACAGCAGATCATGTAGGATGTTACATCGAACCAATCTGGACATTTATAAAGGGTAAAACCGAGTATAATGTAAAGAATGGACTAGAATCTTTTATGGAATAAATATATGATTACTACATATTGTTGGACAAAAGATGGCGAGTAACCTCGACGCTACTGAATTTTTCAAATTACCTAGCAAGAAACGACCAAATAGAAAAGAAGTCTTTCTCAAAAAATATGAGGGTGGAGAACCGTTCACGCTGGTGACTGGTGCAGAAGTTACATTCGTCAAAGACCAATCAATTATTAGTAGAATTAACAAATTAACACCAGAAGACACAACTCTCTACACTAGTACAATTCTTAAAGGCACAGACGGTAAATCCTATAAGATAACACAGATTAAAAAGACCGCAGAGTTTGGCGGCGGCACTGGTTCGGGTGGTGGTGCTGATTTAACTGCTGTGACAGAATCTGGACAATGTTATGCATGCGCAATTGCATATAATGTTTG